TTATCTCGGAACTCTTCAATAGCAGCAATCGTCATAGGGGTCTTACCAAGACCCATTTCATAAGCTACAAGTATTTTTTGTGAGCTTACCATCTTTTCAACGGCCTCAACCTGATACGGTTTTAGTGTCCCTTTGAACATAAGCTGATTCTCCAAGTATTGACGATTTAGCGGCTGCTAATCCCCAAAGAATCTCTTCATCCGATAGTTCACCTGGGTCTTTTGCTCCACTTCTAGGATAGCTGAAAAAGAACAGATTTAAACCGTATTTGCGAGCCATTTTCCTCAGCTCTTCATTAGCTTTATACCCAGCAGCATCATTATCAAAAGCGGCAATGATTTTATCTGAACGCCTAAGAAGCTTTACTTGCTCTTCTGAAAGTGACGAACCACAGATGGCCACCGCTCCAGTAACTCCAATACTAGCCAGACGAGCACAATCAAGGGGAGACTCAACAACCACAACAACATCTTCTACCTGCTTTTCTATTCCAAATAATGTTTTAGATTTCTGTAATCCTGTAGGGCGATTAAAGAATGTACGATGAAGCGTACCCTTCTCCTGCCAACCCATAAGCTTCAAATCATCTGCATGACGCAAAGGCAAAATCCAGTTAGACTTTTTGTCATCCCACAAAATACCATACTGTTCAGCAGCCTCAGCAGTAATATTACGTTTAGCTAACTCTTCAGCAGGAGGAGCAACAAATACAGCTAGGCGAGACTCAGACATCGGGATAGGTTTTGGAATAGCCTCAATACGATTAGGCAAAGATTGAACCATCTCCAGAAGCTTCTCAATAGGAACCTCAGAAACCTGAGACAACCAAACCCTAGCAGCAGTATAATCGTACTCAGTTGCAGTACCCCAAACACTTTTGTAGAACTCGTTGACATCACAAATTAACTGAAAGACATTGCCCTTGTAACCACAAGAGAAACAAATGTGCATACCAGTCTCAACGTTAATCCACCAAGATGGAGAGTTATCTGCACGGCCAGTGCGAACGTGGTGCATAGGACACAACGCATGTGACTCTACACCACGCTCGTCATGCTCAATACCAAGCGCGTCAAGAACTAAAAGAACATCAACAAACATTAATATCTACCTGACCAAGGAGTACAAAATTTGCAAGAACCAGCAGCAGACTCATCGTGGAAACAACCAGTATCCCACTTCCAAGTAATCGAAGTCTCAGATGGAGGGCAGTTACGAGCCTGAACAACTTTGAGAATACGAATCTCATCATCGGCCTCAACTGGCTCTAGACCAAGAATAACATCCGAGTCCTGAAAGAACGAAGAAGAATAACCAATAGAATCCGCAGACACCTTGCCACCCTTCATCTTCCACAACAATGTTTGTGTTGTAATGATAACCGGAATGTTCAACTTCTGAGCCACACGCTTCAACGCACGAGTAATATTCGTCAACGCCTGAGGAGTGTTTGCATCACCGGTCACTTGGTCCATCATCAAATAGACACCATCCACAAAAAGTACGTCCGGCTTTAGCTGCTCTGCCTTAGCGATAAGTGAATCAACAGTCAAACCGTTAACAGCATCAACCAGATGGAACGGATGCTCAGTCTTCATAGCGTCATACAACTTAATTAGACGGTCTTCTTCAGATGTGTTCAACTTACCCCTACGGAAACGACCAGCAGAAATATGTGCACGCATTGCATCGTGACGCTGAGACTGTTCGTGGTTGCTCATCTCAAAAGACTGAAACATAGGAACAAGTCCAGCATTGTGAACATTGATAGCCATCTGTAAAGCAATCTGAGACTTACCAGTCTTTGGTGGAGCAATAACAGTAATCAACTGTCCGCCCTGCAGACCAGCAGTAGCCTCATCAATCTTTGCAAAACCTGTAGGAACACCAAGCATCTTAGCATTCATTAAGTTCTCATACTCTTCCCAACGACGGTCAGGGTCCTTGCTCAAGTCAACGTGGGTAGTTCCAATAACACCCTGGTCATTAACCAAAGCAATTGCGCGAGACATTTCAAGTAGTGCGCTCTCGTGGTCGTTGCTGTTCAATGCTAGAACAACATCTTCAACACCATTCCTAGTCAGAGTACGACGACGGAACTCAACCATCTTGTCAATCAAGTAGTCAAGAGTGTCCTCTACAACTAGAGTTTTGAAGTTAGGAAAGTTGTCGTTTACAGCTACCGCTGTTGGAACCTCACGATAGTTGGTGTAGTGTTCACGAACAAACTTCCATACACGACGTAGGTCATCATCTACAATCCAGTCGTCTTTGATACCACGTTCTAGGACCGGAATAATGTTCCGGTCCAGAATAACCTTACTAACTAAACGATATTCATTATCTGCTGCCAATTTTTGCCTCCTATAAGTTTTCTAATTCTATACCCCATGAACCGTATCTTGCAACACGACTCCGTAAATCTATTACGCCTTTTAAGTTAGCACGATAAGGTAACTCAGAAATAAAGTCATCTATGTCGATATATAACTCAGCATAATTAAACGGGTTTCCTCCCCGTCTGTCAAGTTTATCCATAACTGCGTCTAGGTGCTCTTGTGTCCAGTTATCAGATTCAAATCCAGCCAGCTCTACTGAAAGGCCGTATTTGTTAGCTAGTATCCATAAATGGGATAAAGCAGAGTTGTTTAATTTCTTGACTTTGCGACCAACCGAAGATTTCAGAAACTTGCGTGTTTCTTCAATCTCCGATTCAGCCACAACGTCGATTACTACGATGATACGTGGCGGAGTTTCATTTGAAATATCTCCGCCCCTCATTATTTAATTACCTCAATTTTTGCATTACGAATTATAAAATCACGGAAATCTTTAGCATTATCCATAGCGTTTATAACTTCTTCATTATCTACATTATTAGGTACCTGTACTGAATAGTGCCCTTTATTCTTAGTCATTGATTTTTGAATAAAAGTTGCATGTTTACAACCCCTTGTTAGTTTAAACATACTGCAATTACACCTGATTCCTTTACTGCCCTGTACTTCTGGATTAATCTCAACTTCATAGATTTGAAACTCTTTTGAATCTAGAAAGATTTGTACTGTACGCCATTTTTCATTCATTTTATTTTCCTTTGTTTTTACGTAGGTCTTGACCATCAATACGAACACGAGTAAATGCTTCATGAGCAAATGAACCCATTGCTGCCCCATACTGTGCCGTCCAATCTTCACGCTTAACGTTTGTAGTGATGATTGTTGGTAGGGCTTTATCATAGCGGGAACGGAGAATCTCGTCAAATGAACTGTCGTTATAAGTTGAGCCGTATTCCTTTCCTAGGTCATCTAAAACAAGGACACGAACATTCAACCAGTCTTCTTTTGCACGACCATGGAACCCCTCCATTTCACGATAAAGCTCTTTGCGAAGCTCACCTTCTGCATCGATGATTGCTTTCTTGCGAGATAGAAACTCTGGGAAAGTCATGTAGTAGATAGGGCGAGACTGCATACCAAAGGTTTCAGGATTCATAGCAAGAATATCCCTGGCAGTGTCTTCATTATCTGGAAGATTACGAATAAGCTCCATAAGAGTTACAACAGCATGTGTTGTCTTTCCAAGACCTGGACCACCATCAAACAACAAACCAACACCAGTCATACCCAGCCCACCGATTTGCTTGATTACTTTACTGTCAATAACTTGTTCTAGCCAAACATCAATCTCTTCAGGAAACTCTCCTGTAGTTGCAATGATGTCAGCTGGTTCCATGCCGATAAAACGGCGAGGAATGTTAGCCCCACGAAGAAGCCAATGCCTCTTGATTGGGTCTAGTTTTGAAACATCGTATGTCATTTTTGCCCTCCTAATTTTGCTTCGTGACGTTCTAATGCTGCCTTACCAATGATAGTGTTGTCAAATACTTTACCATCACTAGCTATTAAATTACTATTACTACTATTATCTTCTTTAATGACTACTTCACTAGTTTGACTTAGCTTATTGACATTATTAGTTATAAAGACTAAAAAGATATTGATAGTTTTACTTGGTTGTCTTTTAACTGCTATTAAGTTTCTTTCATCACCTATAAACTTGTCAAGTAAATCAAGTTCCATAGTTGCAGTTATGCCAAACTCCTTACGATTCTTAGCTAGTAAGATAGTAAGAGTTTTAGTGTTTATCATATTTGGAATACCACGAACCTTATCGTAGATACGCCAACTAAACTCCGATGCAACATCTGCAGGAGTCCATTCTTCCCTTGCCCTCTGATGACGGGTCTTGGAACTTTTTTTACTTACAGTAGATTTCCTCTGGCCAGAAGTTAAATCTCCATCAAGTAATCCAAATCCAACTAAATCATCATCATCATCACTCCACCTATTCACCTATTCTCCTATTAACGACGGTTTATAGTGTTAATAGTAACAGGCCTATTCAATAAATGCAAAATGGAAAGTGAAAAGAAGGCAGAAGCTAGTCCAACAACAACTAGTGGTAGCCCTGTAATCCCCATAAGCCAAGCCGCAGTGAAGGATAGTGGTAGAGTGAAAATCCGTTTAAGCCAACGGTCTGAGTTCATAAAAGAACCAATAAATTCAAGAATATAGCCAGTAGCCATACCTGAAATAATTATTACGATTAAAGTGTCCATATAGATATACTACTATGAAATTCCAAAAAACACAACATTCTCTATATTAGAAATTCCATAAAAGTCTATGTAATAAGGGGTATTAGCAGGAAGCACTTCACTAATATCATTACTGTACCTGGCCACTTTATTTTTTATTCCGGGATAAATAACAGAAGTAGAGTTATTAATAGCGCCTGTCCAAGCTGCTCCAGAGTCGTACCTAGTACCATCAAAATAGTCAGATAAAACACCACGTTCAAATTGAACAGCATCAATTTCTATTACAGGGCTTCCTGAAGCAAACCCAAGTTGAAGGTCTACTGAAACTAACCCAGTATGAGGAACAATAAATACTGGAACGCTAATTCTAGTCCAAGAAGAAGTTATTGTAGCTTGTTTAACAATTGCATCCCCTACAAGAGTAGATACGTCCTTTGGGGTAGCCGTAACAGTTATTTGTGTAGCTATAGCAGCTCTTGCATAGAAAGAAAATGTGTATAGTTTTCCTGGTGTAAGTTCTTTGTCAGTAGATACTTTTAAAGTAGTTGCGGTAGAACTACTGCAAGTTAATTCCGCCATATAGGATAGTGCAGGAGCCAAAACTAGCGTAGTATCTTGTCTGGTAAGAGATACCCCTGTACCTGTAGTAGCCCAACCAGTTGTATCATCTTCAAAAGAAGGATTCTTTATATAGTTAGTCTTTTCAGGATTTAAGAAAATAGTTACTCCACCAGGCTCTTCATAACTAGTTACAGTTTCTGATTGTTCAAACTGAACCATATCCAAGTAGTATGTGCCGGCCGTTGCAAAAACAAGTTGAATAACGGCATATTTTGCAGTTACTGGTGCAGAAATATTTGCAAGACTTCTTCTATTCCATTCCGTAGAAGTTGCGTTTCCACTAGTTCCTGCTGAATTGGAAATCCATTTACCGTTGGAATCATACCAAAAAATAGTAGGAGTAACACCGGCAGTGGTGCTAACTTTTTTAACATAGTAAGATAAAGAGTATTTTTCACCACCAGTAACAGGAATTGCTGTAACTATTGGGTTTAAAATTCCTAGGTAAATAGGCTTACTTGATGCAGCTGTAGTTATCTTTGCAACATAGCTATCATCAAGAGATTTTGTTATTCCAGTTTGAGGGGTAACGCTAGCTTCAACTGAAACTGAGTCACTAGAATCTACAGTCCAGTTTCCAACAACATTACCAGTTTCCCAATTTGGCAAACGGAAAGTGCTATCTTCATATGACAACAATAGATTTTTTGAATAAGTTCGTGTGTTATTAAATCCAGTAACACACTCAGTAAATGTGTCTAATCCCTTGTCTGTACCTTTACGGCTGTAGATATAAATAGCTTCTCTAATAAGTCTTTTTTGCGCTCTAGTTAAAAGCTCGTTGTCATTAGTAATACCAAACTGATGAGCTTGAAGTCTCATAATTTCTGGTGCCGTAAATTTACCTGAAATGTCTGGAAGAACTAGCTTAGAAAAAGTTAAAAACTCATCTAAAGTAAATGAAAACCCTGATAAAAATTTTGATATAGTAGTGTTTTCTCCATTACTATCAACATCTGGGTTAGTAAGCTCATCAACAGAACCATTTGTTGCACTGGTAAGAACCCTAGGAATGATATCCATAAAGCGTTGATGCGTGGTAGATAAGTCAGTATTTGTAGAGATAGTAACATCATTAGTTTGAATTGTGGTAACTCCATTGACCACAACCGCCTCACCAGAGGTTGACACCTCATTACCTAATTTTAAGTTGTGCTTTGATGGAACCAGTACATACGTTTGACCAGCCGGACTCCAGTACTCATCATCTGCAGCTAAAATCCAAGCTTTATAATAAGCAAATCTTCCCTCAATAAGTGGTGCACCAGAAACAGCATCACTATCAATAACAACCGTGTTAGTAATTCCTGCACTTCCAGTTATTGACTCAAATAAAACTGCACCATCCTGCTCAGTTTCTGGGTAAGAGTCCTGATTACGAACAATTCTAAAAGCAATGTAATCTCCAGTAGGGGTAGCAAATGAAACGCTTACTTTGTTATATCGTAATGCAGTAGCAACTAGTGGTTCTGCGGATAGGGCAAGCTTACTTCGTTCTCCATAAAGAACGCCATCCTTTAAATATCTAAACTCACCAAATCTAGCCATTATTCAGCGCCGCCACCATCAATCAAAACAGCAGTAAATTTACCATCTTTATTAACATTAGCCAGTACATTGTTATCAGAGTTAACAACTTTAAACACATCTACGCTATTTGATACGGCTGACTTAATTGTAAGCCCAACAGTCGTTGATGTTGATGATGTAATTATTGAGCCACCAACATTCTTAACACTAGTAACAGAGCCTTTAACTAGTCCGTCTTCAATATTCTTTAGTCTGTCTTTTAAAGACGGCCACATAGAGGTTGAAGTAGTGTAGGCAGAGCCTGTTTCACTCCATTCACTGATTATAACTCCACCAGCACCTAGCTGGCCTTCTATTGTTGTAACCTCGGTATAGAGGACGTTTACGTCATTAGCCACGACTTTGTCTTTATTGTCGGTTCTAAAACGAGCATTGAGTGAATCTGTATCTATTGGATAAACCATGATATCTCCTAATTTCTATTCTATTTTAACTTAAATTCATATTAACTGTCTGTTATCCTATCTGGTTAACAGTGATAATTGATGAGGGGATAACCGGGCCACCCATAGACCCGGTATTATACTGCAAAACAATATGTACGTTATCTGTAGCCCAATAAACCTGGATGTTGTCTCCGGCACTCATATCTTTAAAGAAGTTCCAAGCAGCAACAGTATAAGGGTTATTAGTAGGTACAGCTACCCTTGTATTGCTATCTGGAACTGCTACCCCATTTTTTACAAGCCAAATTTCTACAGTGCTTCCCGAACCACCACCACCAGTATTGTGAAGTTGAAAAGAAAAAGCTAGATTATAAATACCAGTATTTGATGCAGTGATTTTACTGTTATCAGTAACAAAAAATCCATTTTCTATATCTATTTTTCTAATTAATACAGGTTGACCAACAGAAGGTGTAGTTATTGTTTGAGTTTGAATATCATACCAACCTCCGTAATATCCACTAGCACCTGTTTTTCCTGTAGAACCAGTAGCTCCAGTAGTGCCAGCAGTTAAGGTAGACGCTATTGGGTCAAAGGTTCCAATCCAAATTGGGTATGATGGGTCTCCACCTTCAAACTGAACCCAAACACCATCCCCAGTTTTAGGAAGAACAGAGTTGGTTCCAGGGGTGTTAACAAACCAGGCCCAATCTGTAACCTCATTAGCTAATACTTGTGGAATACGCAGTTTTACTCGATTCTTATTTAAAGGGTCAGCAGTATCTACTACCACTCCTCTATAAGTACCAAAAAAACGCGTATTACCATAAGCATCTTTTATCATTACTAGACCTTTACAACAGTTGCTTTGTATGTGTTTACAGTAAAGCCATCTGCAGCAGTAACAGTAATAACTAGTTCAGTACGAGCACCTACAGTTGTATCAGAAGTTGCTATTGTAGATGTGTGAGATGCAGCTCCTACAGACTTACCATTAACCGTAACGCTAGCTACACCACTACTATCAGTATCATTAGTGTCATTAGCTTGTGTACCCACGTTAATGCTTGTTGCTGCAGCTGGAATAGTCACTCTATAGCTTAACAAATTAGACTTAAATACAGGAGTCCATGTTGATGAACCAGAACTTGGATTAATAGTAAATGCGGCTAAAGTAGCGTCTGTGCTTGCAGGGATAAGACCAAGCTCACCTTCTGAGAATATAAACAACTCATTAACTTCACCAATAAGAGTGTTTCTACCTTCTCCTTCAAGCCTATAAAGAGAAATTACTTTTGCATTTTGTACACCCTCAACTTGGCGAAGACTAAACTCCACTTCTTCAGGAGTAATAACATCATTAAACTGCATGTTTTCATAACCAAACTCGGTTACCATCATTTTCTTAATATTAGTTTTTACTACAGCAGCAGAATACTGAGGAAGAGGAGTAAAGGCAATATCAGCATGTACATAAGTGTACACAGGTGGGGATACCGTTACACTTGTTCCAATTTGTAGCTTATCTGATAGTTGGTCTTCAACACCAGACTTAATATAGTCCCAAGTAGTGTTTAACTCAGTTCCATAGTAACCTGGTCGTTCGCTTGTTCCATCATCATAAGGTGCAATATAAACTGTTACAGAACCACGATTAACTGCTACAGCTTTAGCTTTTGCAACACGCTCAACCGAAAGGCTAAGGTCTTCAAAATCTTGCAAAGTAACGGCTCTGTTCAATGCCCTTAAAGCACGAGGAGCGTTGTATCTAATACTGTCATTAGACTCTGGGTCTCCACCACCAGTAGCAGCTAAGTTATTAATTACAGAGATGTTACGTACAGCGTCTTCATCATCAGAGTTAACAATCTTTCCCCAAGTTGTCAGTGTCTCAGCTTCAACGTTTCCTATTAAGCCACCACCAGCAATATACTGGGCTTTAATTGTTGCCTCAGGAGGAGGAATTTCACCAGAGATTCCATCACCAAATACAATACTTGGTTTATTGGTCTCAGAAAAACTGACCTCAAAAACAGTGTCACTAGGTCCATAGTCCATAATATGAGGGACTCTAGTCCACTCTTCAAATGCAGTTCCACGGTCAACAAACACTCTAATAGAACTACTATCAACTATGTTTTCTTTTAGTAAGAAAGATTGATTGGCATCACTATTAGAACTAGCAAAACCTAATACTTCACCAGCAATGTCATACCCAAGAACAGTTGTATTTGCTGCATTCTCAGACCTAGTAGAGACCTGCTCTCCTTCTTTGACCATTGCAACTGATACTCCACCAAATGGAACTGTAACGTCATTTAATGTAGAGAAAACAATATTTTGAACACCTTCAGCCGAACTTACTTGGGTTGTAATTTGAGAACCAGCAGGAACCGTAGTTGTACCCACATTCTTAACAAATCCTCCAGTATCAACAATTGCAGGTAGTTCTGCATAAGTTACTTCTGCATTAGTAAGAGTAGGGGTTCCACCAATAAGAGCGACTGCACTTCCTCCAGAAGTCCAAGTTCCACCAGCTCTGTTGCTAGTAACTGTAAACTGCTTACAAAATGCTCCACCAATAATTCCTGTACTGGTAACGGACTCTCCAGTAAGTCCAGATTGACTTATTGTAAATTTATATAGCGTAGCGGTTCCACCGGTCTTAAAGGTGTCAGTCCAATAGGCCTGTATTGTAAATGAGGTTGAAGTTGGAACGCTCTTAATTTGAGCCGATGAAATGTTGTATACGTCAGTGTCTGTTCCATCATCAGGACTTGTAGAAACAACATTAGTTATAGTAACAAATTGGTCTTTTAAGAACCCGTGGTTACTACTAGTTGTAAAAGTGACTACTCCATTACCTCCGGTACTTCCAACTACATTTGTAATAGTTGCAGTAGAAGTAGATGTGCCAGTAATAACAGCATTACTTACGTTATAGTGCGAACCTGCAGTACCTTCTGGGTTATCAGGAAGACTCTTTATGTTTCTCAAAGAAACTATCTGCCCTGTAGTAAACTGCTTGCTAGTAGTAAATGTTACATCGGTTCCAGCTACCAAAACGTTTGTTACTCCAGCAACAATGTCAGTAGCAGCTGCTACAGTTGCAGTGGTAAAGTTATACCCGGTATTAGCGGTTCCACCTGTATTACTAGAGCTTATTACTCCCGTTATACTTACGTTTTGTCCCGCAATAAAGTTGTGCCAAGTTGGTGTTGTATAACCGTAAAGTTCAATCGGTGTTGAGCCAAAAGTAGAGTACGTAATTGTGGTTCCATTACTTGTTACTTTAGTAATCTGTGCAGGATTAGCTGCAGAATCAAATACAAACGAACCAGGAGTTGTATCAACCGGAAGAGTAACACCCTTAACGTACCAAACACCATTAAAGTTATTTCCGCTAGGAACAGTAACACCACTAATGCGGATTTTTTGACCTACTTCAGCAACTAATGAACCAGCATAGGATACAGTTGCTTCTGTACCAGACACGGTTATATTGCTAATAGTTGCAGCCGGTCTATACCAAATAACGTTTAAACCAATGTTTTCATAACCAGTTTTAATTACCTTAAAAGTACCGTTATAAACGCTAGCAGCGTAGTCAATTTCAACTCCGCCAACAGTTCCAGTTACTTTTGTGCTTAGTCCTTCAACAATAACGGTACTGTATTCGCCATCAACGGTAAACGGGTGGTCATTAGGAACAATCACCTTGGCAATGCTGTGCACTACAGTGCTCCCTGTAATTATTCCATCTTCAATAATTTCTGCACCAGTGTGCTTTTTATAGCCATTGTTATTTGTAAAATCAATATCCACTACAGCACTAGTGTAGTTAGCTGGAGAATAACCATACATTTTAGATAAATTCAACAAAGTGTCTCGTTGAGTTGCAGTTAGAATGTATGACTCATTTGCTACTCGGTCAATATAGTAGTTAAGTAGGTCACCCATGTATGCAAAGGACTCAACAAGAGCCAAACCAAAGTCTGAAGAGTTATTACCAGTCCAGTCAGGAACACGGTCTTTAACTCTGGCTATTAGCTGTTCTCTAATAGCATAATAATCACGTCCAGTATAATCTACTGAAAATGGGGTTTTTGTTACATCTGCGGTCATGCTAACTCCTCATAAGGGGGATTTGTACTTGAAACTACCATTACTCCAACCGTAGTGGTTGATTCTTTTTTATTTGGTAGCTGGTATAACACTTCAATAAATACTTGGCCTGTGGTTTCTACAAAATTAGTTTTAATATCGCTCAAAGTAAGAAGCGGGAAATATTCACTAAATAGTTTAAAAACATCACGTCTAACAACATCTTCAAGAGAACTGACTGTATTAAAAACAGATTCTCCAATACGTGTACCGTAACCAGGACGCATAACTCGTTCGCTAATTCTGGTACCTATAGCAATTTTAATTCTATCTGCCCACATTATGCTTTCATCAGTGGTGACTAGTAAGCTTCCACTAGAGTCAATACTCATTGGAAGTCTAAGTGATACTTCTGGGTTAGCCATAGTTATACTCTCCTCCACTTATTTGGGGTTCTTTTAAAACCCTGGTTACTTTCTTTAATAATATTTTCTTCCGTTATCAATTCTACTGAATCTAGACCAAAAAATAATGCCGGAATACCATTAGTTTTAAGGGTTTCACCAATGTCAATAGTGCCAACGTTTATATCAGTTCTGCTTCTAAACGGGGTTGTAGCTGTATCTCCAACACCATCAGTAGCAACCTTTAATTCAAGCTGATAGTCCCCAATTTTATGGAACATATGGTGTGCTTCACGAACAATCCAAAAACCATCAGTTAAATTACCAGTTCCAGCAATAAATACTGTTCCAAATGGCCTAATTCTAGGGTCTCCCTGACATTTTACCGTAGCTGGAAGGTTAAATCTTGCCATCTGAGCAGCACCTTCTGCAACCAAGTCAGCAGACTTACGGTCCGTAATAACTCTGTCAGTTCTGTACTCTGAAAAAAGAACGTCATTTACCTCATTGCGAATTCCGGTACCAACATCCCCTGGATTAGCTGAAGAAAGAACAATTTTACCCGTTAAAGGGTCAACACCACCTACATTTTTAATAGTTCTATAATTAACTGAGTCTTCAATGTTACTTCCATTTGTAACTTTAAATACATCAAGAGTTCGGTCTAAGTACTGGGTGTTAAATGGTGCGGTTGTATTCCCCATACTCAAAATAGCGGCACTGCTAAAGCCCATGTCAATTAACTTATCAATAGGCCTAAAGAAAAAGTTCATTCCATCAACGATTATTCCATAACCAATACGTTTTGCTTGTTCTTGAATCCATTCCCAATAAGAAATACCAGTAATTGTTAGTTGGTTAAATATTTGAGAGTGATTTTCTCCAATAAAATTAAACCCGTTTTCCTCTACTATAGTTTTTACAGCAGTTGGAACTGAGGTTTTAATAAATACTCTTGTTGCTCTTTCTTTTAAAGTAAAAGAACTTCCTACACACAAAACCGTCATTGAGTTCATTCTTTGTGGAGAATGCGTCTTTGTAATAGACGAGACATACCCAATAAAGTTTTTTTCTAAAGTATCTTGTTTCCAAGTAAATGTAATTGGAACACCAGTCTGAATAGACTCAAACCACAAAGTACTGTCTGTAGGAAATTCTAAAACTAACAAATCATGAGTATACTGTTTTTGGTATAGGTCAATACGTCTTGGCTGAGTAGTCAAAGACGGTAAAGTTGGAAAAGATACATTTGTACCTGTACCTCTTCTATACTTAGTTGCTTCAAGATTAGACACTTGGAATCCTCAAAATAGTTCCAGCTGGAATACTAAATGGGTCAATAATTTCAGGATTAAAATCCATAATTTTCCACCAAAAAGCAGAACTACCTAAAAGGTTAAAAGCAACTTGGTCAATTCGGTCTCCATCTACCCAAGTGTATGTGTAAAATTTTGCACGAGATGTAGGGAATGTCCTATATACTGCTAACCTATAAATGCCATTTCTTGCATCCTGAACTTTAATAACTTTTCCAGTCGCATATCTGCTATCTGTATAAATCATTTAGTTTACTCCTTGATTAGTAGCTGGGTAATCAGGCAGACGAGCAAATCCAATGTCAACGGTAGTAAACAAAGGAACCATTCTCTCATCAAAAATAATGTGGTTAAGGTTAATATTATTTATTGTACCTAAATAACGTAGAGACTTACCAAGATGAAGCTCAACCGGAATTGCAGGTAACCAACCCATATCAGCAGTATTTTCTCCACGAAGGTAACTACTCATAGTTGTTCCCATAAGAGTACGCAATAAGTATTCAATGTCATACATTGTTCCTTTATTGTAGAGCATCTTTTGGTCATCAGCACCTTGAGGCGGACGAGAGTAATTAGTTTTTGCTTGGTCTGATAATAGCCCATCTTTGGTGTAGTACTGCATATCAAAAATACGGTTAATAATTATTTGGAAGTTAATGCTTCCTTGGGAACCAGACACACCGGCCAAATTAAACATCTCAGTACCAGAAGTAATCATAGTCACATCAACGTTAGGAGAAGTATAGTAGGTCATGTCAACAGTTCCAGGGTTATATTGGAACTGGAATCCCCAGTTGTTTTGGTCATAATAACTGTTTTTATTATTAGGTCCAGATTGCCAAGCTTTAAGAACTTGTTCTGAAGTAATAATCATACCCTTACTACCTAATGAGGTTGTCCAAAGCTCGCTTGCACGAGTTACTGTGGTAGGAGAGTTAACTGATTTCATAACTCTAGAAGAGAAAGAGGTTTTATTACTAAAGTAGGCTTCTTTAACTGAGCTAGCATTATATTTAAGAGAAGAGTTTCCTCCAGCACTTCCTGCACTATTTCCAACGGGAGTATTAACAACGTTTGCAGCAGCAGCTGCTGCTTTAAGTGAAGCCTGGTTATCTAAGTCGGCCATAGCTGCTGAATTTTGAAGACGTAATGCATTGTACTTTTGCATTTGAACATTTCTAGCATTTTTTTGGCTATCTAGTTCAGCTTCTTTAGTTTTAATTGTATTTTTTTGGAACTGTATGGCAGCATCATTTAATGTTTTTTCGACACCTGCGGTATTTGCTATTAACTCAGCAAGACCCTCTTTTAATGCAACAAGTTCAGCCTCAGCTAAGCTTAATTCTTCATCTAAGCTTACAATTTGTTTTTCAAGTATTGTTTCTTTTTCTTGTCCAACAGCCGCATTATTATAAAGATTTTGAAGAGTCTCGGTGCGTGTTTTGAATGCAGCAATACGCTTGGTTCTAGCGGTATTGTAAACTGTTTTCCAATCTTTAGCCATAATTAAATACTTCCTGTGTTAGACATCAAAGAGTTGTCATCTAGATATTGTTTAACTAGCTGAGCAAATTTTACAGCATCAGCACTAGTAACATCTGGAACTTGTACAACAATACTTACGTTATTATTAGTTGTTGCTCCTGAATTATTACCAATACCATTGGCTCCTCCATTACCATTAATATAGTTAGTTCCTGCTAATGGGTTGTTCATATACCCCTCAAATTGACCAGCAGTCATACCCATATTAATTCCCATTTGTTTAACTGAGTTTAAAATACTGGTAGTATCTCCTGAGTATAAGCCTTTTAACAAAGAGACTTGTTTACTTACATCAGGTTTTTGAGTGTTTAATACGCCTGCCCATACTTCAGAATCTGGCTTAGCTTTTGGTGCTATTGGTACAGTTCTAGATGGGTCAACTGGGGTAGGTTTAACTTCATCAATTGGTGTAAACTTTGTACCATTGCCCATGTCTACGTCATTAATAGAGCCGCTAGTAAGAATTTTATCAGCAGTAGTTTGGGATACCCACGCACCTAATCCACCTGTCTTTTGTTTTCCTTTCCTAAGCTCAAAGTGTAGGTGCGTTCCTGGATGAGCACCTTCGGTTCCTCTAGTATCTCCAGTATTACCTGCGTAACCAATAACTTTTCCCTTTTTAACAGCCACACCTTTATCTATTCCAGAGGCCACTCTAGATAAATGCCCATAAATAGATGTATATTTATCCCCATTTGGCATCTCATGCAAAATGACAACTTGGTTTCCTAAAGAGCCGTTACCTGTTGTTCTTTTTGCATCTCTTATTGGTTTTTCAGAAACTGTACCATCAGCAATAGCTTTTACTTCGTCTCCATAACCATAGTTGTAATCAATACCGCCATGGCTACCGGTACCACGTGGTGAACCATATCCTTCATTAACTGAATGTTTATTAAGTTCTGAGTAATCAAAAAATGTTCCACCAGTACCGGTCCCACTAAATCCCCCGCCAATAGTTGTTCCACCAGTTCCAGTTCCACTAAACCCACCATTTTTAGTAGTTGTTCCACCAGTTCCACCAATAAGTCCAGTACCTGCATAAAGGGCAGCAGCTCCTAATAGAGAAGCACCAGCACTAATACCGATAGTCGATGCAATTGCTCCTGCAGTAAATATGTTAGGGCTAAGTGCTGCAGTTGCAATAGAAGAAGCGGCCTTGCTTCCAAAGTCTACAACTGTGCTAACACCATTAATCATTCCTTGAACAGTGTTGTGTCCATAAAGACTTTGAGTAACTGCATTAGGGATACCAGCAAAGCTTTGAGCCAAAGCACCAGATACGTTATTTAGGGCTTGTAAGGCCTGTGTAGCCTTTTGTACACCTACTATATAATTCTCTTGGGCTTTAGACATCTGGGCCGTATCAGAGGTGTTCATGGCCATTTGAGCAGCCAAAGGATTTTCTTTGGCCATAGTTGGAGCACCAGATGATAGGTCTGTGGCTTTACCATTTGCTCGGTCCAGCATATACTGCTTAAACATTTGAGCACCCTGCTCATCACCCTTAAAGAATGAATCAATGGTTACACCAAGTGAGCCTCTACGAATAGACGCCTGGGTTTGCTCAACAGTAGCTTTTCCTCGTCCAGCAGTTAATCGCTGTGCAAGTTCCTCAAAAATTTGCCCCTGTGTTTTTTCTTTACCAGTATTTAAATCAGCAGTATAAATACCAAAATTACGAAGAGTTTCAGCTGCACCTCTAGCTGAAGTCATGCCTTCAATAGACGCAGCAGCTTCTTCATTTGAAATGTTCATATAACGGCCGGCATTAGCAACAGCAGTTAACGTTTGCTGATAAGTGCTTCCTTTTGTTCCGCTAGCAGTCATGCCTCGACTAGTTAGGTACTGGGCAACTCTAGCATCTGAACCAGAAGAAGTTAATCCACTTAGTTTACTTAAAGTACCAAAGGTAGCATCTTCTACAGACTTTCTACCAGTAGTGTTATACACCCCTGCATTGTAGTACCCTGTAGACCTATTCATGGTGTTTTCAATTCCAGGAAGGAATGACGCCATAGAATTAGAAAGGCCTGTAAATAGTCTTATGCTATCAGCTGGACCATAAAGACCCGCTTGAGTAATATCCTGAGCTGCAGGAGACATGTTATTAAATCTGTTAAAACTACTAAAAGTAGTAATACCCTGGGCAATAGAACGTCTACGGTTTACTATCCTAGAGTTTGTGTTGAACTGTCTTACATACTCATCAGGACTTGATGGCCCAATAGCATTTCCCTGTTGGTCATAAGAGTAACCTGGGTCTCTAACTCCACCACGTTTCTTAATGAACTGAGGCTTTGTTGGAGTATCACCTGGTTGAAAACTAAAGTCGGCTAATGAACCGTGAATAAGGCTTGAACCGCCAACACCATTGTTCTTTTGACCATTCTTGGTCATTCCACCTGAAGCTTTAGAGACTGCTCCAGAGCTTTTTTCAATGCTCTTCCAGTCTTTAGACATCTTGTCTACAAGTTTAGACAGCTCACGAACAGACGTGACAAGTGAGGATATATTACCTAATTCAGCCATTAACCTTTACTCGCTATTCTTCCTAAACCTGTGGCTACTGAAAGCCAATTCTTTCTTTCTCTCGGTGAGAGGTCTTTGATTTCTGTCAAAGACCACCCAGAGAAACTTGTTGCTAGTGATGCCCAGTCAAACATCAAAGAACCATAGCTCGAGACTTTAGACTCGAAACAAAGCTCCTAGATTGAAAGGAACCACAACCTTTCCCTCACAGTCAGGACAATCAAGAACTAAATCTTCAAAACGTGGACCAGGACTACGCTTGTCCAGTTCTTCAGAAATTTTACGACGGTCTAGAAGTGGAAGGTTTTGGGCTTGCATCTTAGAGATTACTGGTCTTCCATCAATCTCCATAACGGTGTTTCCCAAAAGGATAGTAGTTAACTCTGGGCCTGTTTTATCAGCATTAGAGATTAACTCACGCTGTGCTGCACCAGTAGGTAGTGCAACTAAATACTCGCTTGATTTACCTTGAACAGTAAAGCGCCTATCTTGAACAGGGTCAATTAAAACTTTTACAGGAACGTCTCTATCAACATTCACTGCTGCAGTTTTAATCTCTTCGCATTCACTGCAATATCCAGGCAGTTCAGCTTCTACTCCAAAAGTAGCTTTAAAGATTCCAAGCATCAACGCATCACGGTCACCCGCTAGAAGGTTATCAAAAATAACTTCATCTACTTTCTGTTCTCCAACCTTTACAGTTGCTCTAGTAAGAATAGTAGAGAATGCCTTGCCTAGCGTACCAGCTTTGCTGATAAACTCCTCATCTTTACCTGTTAGTTCACGAACTTCAGCGGTCTTGATGACCTCCCCAGTGGGAGTTAAATACCCACCAGGGAGATTCACCAAAACATTTGAAGGATAAGTTACTGTAACAAGGTCGGTCTTAGGTTCCGATGAAGACAGCACCTGCTCAATAAGGTCATTACTAAGTGCGGCACCGCTTGCTGTTTTAATATTGTTATCCATTTATTTTTCCTTATTTATTAATTAGAAGGCTTTTGCTGAGCCAGCCTGTGTTAGGTCCTGACCCCAGCTCATGTCAAAGCCTTCGTGAACTAGTGTTAGCTGTTCTACGAATAGAGCGTTGTCACCTGCGTTTAGGTCAGAGTATGCAACGCTGGTAGGCCAGCAGTTGTACACCTGGAAACGAGCAGAAACGTGGTCCTTGTAAGCAGTTGCGCCACCAAGAGTCAGTTCTTCATTATTTCCGCCTGAACCAGCGATTGGGTGGGTTAGCACCGCAATTTCTAGGTCAGCACGGAAGTTCTCGCCCTGGCGAGATGTGGTTCCATTCTGAACTGTTGCAAACAACTTACGCATCCAATCCCAGTGCTGTGAAGTACCAAGTACTACACCACGCTGAAGAGTGATAGGTGAGAAGGTTGTCTGACCAGGAATCTGGTGAACGGTAGTGTTGTACCCACCTTCACGGTAAGGAATTGAGTCAGTGTTAACTGCCAAACCTGATACCGAGGTGAATCCTACAGTTACCTTTGGTGCGGTTTTCAACCATGAAGAGCTGTTGCCAGTTCCAGGTAGAGGCTTGAAAGTAACCAAGAAGCGGAAATTTCTTATCGGGTCAGTTTCAAGGGTTGAACGGTTGTTGATAATAGTTGGTCCAGCCATTTATTATTTCTCCTTTGGTTATTCTGCAGTCTTTTGACTGAGGTTGATGACAACAAACTCTGCTGGGTATTCAAGAGCCACACCAATTTCAATGTGAACTACTCCGTCAGCAATATCTGATGCCTGGTTGTTTTCTTCGTCAACTTTAACGTAGAATGACTGCTCGATAGTTGCACCACGAAGACCACCCTGGTTACGGTAGTCATTTAGGAATGCACTTAGAACAGTTCTTAGACGAGACCACAAAATTTCTGTATTGTTTTCAAATACAGCAAATTGTGCTAGGTCATTTAGGCGCTTCTCAATATAGGTCAAACTACGACGCATACTGATGTAGCGGTTAGCAGTTCCATCCTGAAGAAGAGTACGAGCACCCATGATTACGATACCTGCACCTGGAAGGTTACGGATAGCGTTTACAACGTTTCTGTTGTCCTTAGTTCCGTCAGTAGCAACACCGCTGTTAAGAGCGTCAAGTTCAGCTGGGCTGAATGCTTTCTCAAGAGCAATTGCATCTACAATCTTGTTCTGGATACCTGCAGGAGACTTGAATGGACCAACTAGGTTGTCGGTAGACAAGTACTGTCCTACAACTGCACCTGAAGGGCCAATCTTACGAACAGAAGCTCCTGAACGGCCTACTGGGTCAGTGATGTACACGTGAGGGTAGTAAACAGCTGCACGACTTGACTTAGAAAGGTCACCAGAAGCCTGAAGAGCTAGGTTAACTGAACTAACGTCTGGAGCAGTTTCAACTACTACAAAGTGCTTTAGACCAGAGTTTGTGCTATCTGCCCAGTCAATAAGCGCGTTGTATACCCAGTGCGATGCATCCCATGAACCAAGTTTGTTGGTTACGTCTGGAAGGAAGAACACTAGTGGACGGTCAATGTTTTCAAATTCCTTGAATAGTTCAAGGTCATCAATAACGTATGTGTCCGCAACGTTAACTGTACGAGTAGCAACACCTGAAGCATCTTCAACAGTTGCAGTAGTAGTATTAGCAACCTTAAATCCAGTAGGACGAGTTGCAGTACCGCTAGTAACTGTTCCGCTGTCGCTTGAAGTACCAGCAACTGTGAACTTAGCAGGACGGTTAATCTTACCATTTGTAACAGTAGCAGCAGTTGAAGTACTTCCGGCAACTTTAAATGTAGTGCTTGCAGTATCAGTTACAACTGCATCTGTTACGTTGTAAGCACTTACAGAAGCTCCAGTAATAGTAACCAAATCTCCTACAGCAATGTTGTGTCCAGATGCGGTGGTGTATGTGTACTTGCTTCCGTCTCCAGTTACTGCAGTAAACGCACGGTCTACAACAGCAGCAGTAACGCTAACAACAGGTTTATTAGTTACGTTATAAGCGGTAACTGATGAACCGGTAGTTGTTACTAGGTCATCAACAGATAGTGCAGGTCCACCCTGGTAAGTGATGTAAGTTCCATCACCCTTAGCAGCCTTAATTGCAGCACTAATAGATGTAACAACATCTGTAACTGGAACTGCAGGAGATGCAAGATACCCTGCAGGAGCTAGTCCAGAAATAGTAACCAATGAACCAATGCTGAATGAGCTATTAGCAACATAAGTTACCTTTGTTCCATTTCCGTATACGCCAGAAATAGTTGCAGTAGTAACAGAGTCAACTACGGTTGGGTCAAATACAACATCACCAGTGTAGTCTGAATAGGTCAGAGCAACTTCTGGGTCTGGAGCACCAGATAGGCCAAGTAAATCAGAGCTTGGAATGTAAAGTGCATTCTTTGCAACTGAGTAATTTACTACTGGGTCAATTACGTTACCGTTTAAGTTGTACTCAGTTACAGCGCCTTCAAGAATCTTGATGTAGTTTGAGCCAAACTCAAGAACAGCAGGAGCGTAGTCACCTGATAGAGGGTCATGGAATAGTACACCATTAAACTGCTCTACAAGAATGTCATCTCCACCGTTTGCAGAAACTACGTCACCAGTGAAAGTGTCTGCTCTACCAGCTTCATAGTATACGCTGATGTCAAAGTAGCCATCTTCACGAATAGATTTTGATGAAGTAACCTTTACACGAATGTTGTTTCCATCAATACCGCGGTGCTTTGCAGCAATTGTGCAAAGAGTACCAGAGGTGTTTCCTACTACAGAACTTGTAAAAGGAAGATTCACCTTAGCAACCTTCTTAGCAATGGACGGAAGAACACGCTTTACGTAAAGCTCGGTTCCACCATTCTTAAAGAATGAGCCAACTGAGAATGATGCTGGATATGCTTTGTTATAGCCACCGAACTTCTTTACGAAGTCATACCACGAAGTAACGCGGGTTACGGTGTCAGGTCCCTGAGCAAATGCAGCAATTACTGCACCAGCTGAGGTTGCGCTAGCCACACCAGTAACTGGTGCACTTGACGATAGGAGTTCATTGATATAAACTCCAGGACGATTATATGTCGTCATTTGTTTCTCCTAACTAGGGGGTTTATTCTGGGGGTTCCGTTTTATATAAGAGTAACACCTTCATTGATTCCAATAAAGTACGGGTCAGATGTAGTTCCACCAGCCCGTTCTTCAGTTGGGTTATCAATTTGTACTTCTAGTGCTTTGTGGACATTTCGGTATAGTCCTTGCGCAATCTCGGATGAGACACGCACGGTTATTGAGTTAACAAACAGACGCTTTGCCTGTTCGGTTACGTCACGCTTTGTAACGTTTATGACATCCATACGTCGGAAAGTAGAGGTAACTGTGGTGGTATCACCAACAGTTGCACTCTTCTCTACAACTTCTAGATAGCCAAATCTTGGTAGTCTGTCAGTCATTAACTGAGATAGAACAGCACGGTCATGACGAGGATGACGAGAATAGGTTGTAATTTGATATGTTAAATAAACCGGAATAGGCATTTCCATTTCAAAGCCTTCGGTTTCAGGGTCAAAGTCATCTTTGCTTAAATAGCTTGGAGATACTGTTCCGCGCATTTCTCGCATATTATCTCTTTGAACCTCTAATAAGTCAATAGTAATATAAGGATAGAGCTGTGGAGTGATTTCTTGGTCTGGTTGCCCAAAGTATGCGCGTACTTGACGCTCAACATCGTCACCATCTGACTTTTGGTCTTGAACAGTCATGCCTTGAAGACGCTTTCTCATAGCATCATCTTCACTTAATAGAAAGGTCATTTCATCGCCTTTCCTAAGTAGTCATCGAAAAGAATAGCAAGTTGGTCTTGGTAGACTCTATTGTTATCAGCTTTTCTAACAGTTGCTTTAGGTTGGTGGTTTTGAGTACCAAACTCATGGTCAAAGGCTTGTGCGGCAAATTTATCGTCAACAGTAACGGTGGCGTTTCCACCTTTAGTATCCACAGTCAGTGAATTAGCAACCTGAAAATCCCAGCCATCCCTCATAGCCTGATTACGCAGTTCAAGGGTAGCTGAACGTGCCAGTCTATGAACTGCATCTTTAAGTGCTTTAGTAAGTATGTCCATTAGCTCTTTTTACCTGTATGGGATTGCGGTCTCTCAAATTTATCGTTTATGTAGCCTGAGCTAAGCATACCCATCAATACATCGTGGCGAAGGTTAGGGTTCAAACCATTAGCTCCTTGAGTAAACTGTTGTTTCTCTTGGAATGCTAAATATTCGTTTACCTTCGTCCACCAGGGCTTAAATTCTGGAGAAGACATCGCAAAATCCTTTACAGGTGCAAGCTACATACGTAGATAGGTTCCGCACGGTTCCTATACTTCAAGGATAAAAGAAAACCCTGCTTTTGGCAGGGTAAACTTTGTTTGTGTTGGAACTACTTCTTTTTTGACTTAATTTTGTCAGCAATCTTCTTGTCGCCCTTCATGTCTTCTTTCTTAGACATGCCCTTCTTCTTGTCATGCTTCTTGTCCTCAGCCTCAAACTTCTTCTTCTGAGCTGGAGTCATGCCCTTTTCAAGCTTCTTATCCTGCTTTTCGTCAGCCTTTGAACCAATCCAAGGAGGCATCTTCTTACCGCCCTTTTTCTTATCAGCCATACGCTTCTTACAAGCGGCACACTTACCACACTTACATTCAGCCATTATTTTCTTCTTTCTTGCAGTCGCAATTACCGCAACCACAGTTTGTAGGGATTCTTTTATTTGCACAATCGTAGCAAATTTTACCTGTCTCAGCACCTTCAATGCCAAGAAGTAGAGCGTCTACACCTGAGTGTACGATGTTTTCTTCAGTAGCACAAACTTCACATGTAGCCATTATTTTCCGCCTTTTGCTTTAGTTTTAGTGTGCTTATTGCGAACAGCAAGTGTTTGCTTACGCTTCATATTTGGGTTCTTAGAGGCCTTACAACCTGGACAGACGCCACAACTACATGATTTAGCCATAATTAATTAACTCCATAATTTGAAGGCATATTGCCCGGTTTAGCTGCTTTTTTGGTTCTTACCTTGCCAGCATTGTGTGGCTTAGTAACTGGACTACCTTTAACCTTAGGTTTAGTATTTTTAACTTTTTTAGGTTTAATTTCGTTAGCCATTATTTCTTTCCCGCTCTCCGCTTGTTTTCTTTAGCAGTATTTTTCCCATGCTTCATAGGCTGTAAGTTAGACTTACGGTCATCAGCATGTTTATTATTTTTGTGGTCTACATCAACATTACGGGGTAATTTGCCATTTTTCTCCTCATACTCCGCACGAGCCTTATTCTTGCTTGTAGTGTGCCATTTACCGTCTTTGCCTTTAGTCTTGTAAACATAGATTGGACGGCCTCCATTGGCCTTAGAGCCCTTGTATGGGCCAAATCTTTTAGTTTCTGCCATTATCTGTGTCTCGCTGTCTTCTTAGCAATTTTCTTAGGTTGTGGAACAAACTGCTTGCCCTTTTTACCGCCATCACCCTTTTTCTTTGCGCGATTAGTGGCTGCTTTTTCTGCTGGAGTAAGGTCTTCCCAAGCCTTTTTAGGAAGGTAGCGCTTTTTACCCTTAGACGGCTTACCATCTGAGGTTGTCCACTCTTCCTTAGTCCACTTATCTAGTGAACGCTGGGACTTTGCTTTAGCCATTAGTTCTTGTAGCCTCCGCCAGCCTTCTTATATTCAGCTGCTAATAATTGAGCTTTTCTAGCTGACCATTCACCTGGGTCTCCACCCTTAGTTCCGGCTTTAATCTTTTTAAAAAGTCTTGCACGAAGCTCAGGCTTAGTATAGTTGCCAGCCTCGTTGACTTTAGACTTACTTTTTTTTGCTGCCATTTCGTCTTCCCTTACCAATTTCTGGATGCTTCTTGTGGTATTCCTTAGTAGCTTTTACGCCTTGTTTTACTGTTTTAGAACCAGCAAGCTTAGTAAGATTCATGCGTTCTTTCTTGCCAGACTTGCTAGTCTGCTCAACAATAATGTCGCCCTTATCTCCAGCACCACGGTCTTCTTTTTTCTTAGTGACCTTGTGCTTTAATCCACCTGCAGTTACTTTAGTCATTTCTTTTTCTTCTTCACCTTTTTAGGAAGTTTTTTTCCTTCAGGAGTATGCTTTTCCCATTTTTTTGCCATAGATGGGTCATTGGCATACATCCACTTTCGTTGTGCTTGAGATTTAAATGGCATTACCATTTAACCTTATTAGCCCAATATGCTGCAGACATTTTGCCTTTAGCAATGTTCTTAGCGTGACGAGCCTTGAATGATTCACGACGTTTGCGGTAAGCTTCAGATTCGCCTTCCTTTTTTGGTGAGCCCTTAACTCCGTGCTGACCAAAGTGGATAGTCTTAATCTGGTCGCCTTCTTTGGCAACAACTACGTGTGAATGTCTAGGGTCATTAGGAGTAGCTTTAGGCTTGTTATAGCCAGATACTCCAGCTCGTACTAGACGAGGGTCTTTCCCTTTTGCATGAGTCTTTTTCTTTTCAGCCATTAGCTGCCCTTCTTTTGTAGGTTTTTCATTTTCAAAGGCTTTTTAGGAACATTGCCTTTGTGACGGTCTAGTACAACTTTTCCGCCACGTCCAATATTATCTCTAGTATTGGTTTCGTTTGTTTTTATTCTTTTCATTCTTGGGTTAGCCATTAGTAATCCTTGGGTTAGGTACAGACTTTGAAGCGTATGTCTGGAACTGTGGGTCATTAACAAGCTCATCTGGGTTTAGCTGGTTGCAGTCAATTGTAAGAACTGCATAGTTGTAACCAAATGAACCACGAGGCAAAACACGAGTAGGAACAAATACTTCGCCTCTAAATATAATTCTATCTTTAATATGGTTGTTTGAGTCTGTAATCAAAGACGGTAAAAGACGCTGAGCATCACCAATATTAATGACAAGTCTAAGAGTATCTGTAACATAGAAACCACGTTGGTTCATGATATTAGTACCACGAACAAACTGTGCCATAACTACAGGCATCTTAAATGGAAGCATCCATCTTCTACCCTTATTAGGCTCTGAAGAAGACACGTCATAAATAGGGTCTACAATATCAGCGTAATTTTCTTCTAGGTAGTAATCCTGCCAACGAAACCAGTCAACTTCAACACCAACTGTACCACCAAGGTCCTCGGCAATACCTTCATACATAGACTTACTTTCGTAATCTAAGTTGAACCTGCCTTGCAGTTTTGCTCCACGCATAAATACCTTTCAAATAGTACAATTATATTTTGCCCTATAATACGCCTAAAGTCTTACTTAATTTGACGCCAGTGGGTTCCACCAGTACCTGTATAGGTAAGGTCCCATACATAAACAGTTCCAGGCACCCATGCCGAACCATTATAAACTTTAACTGCTGCCGATGTAGTGTTCCCAGATGCATCTAAAACATTTATAGACCCAGTTACTGTTAAAGAAAGGGCTTGTGAAATAGAGCCTGCAATTGAGGAAGCAGAAACAGTAAAACTGTAAGTCCCCATTGATATTGGGCTTCCAGTAATAGCTCCTGTAGCTGTATTTAAACTAAGGCCTGGAGGTAAAGAACCTGAGGTTATAGCGTAGGATGTTGCATCATACGCAAATACACCATCAGAATATGGTTTATACACTTCTGCTGAAGAAGCAATAGTGTAGTCACCCCAATTTGGAAGTGAAGCGGTACTTATAAGGTCTGAATAAGCCCAACCACTAGCAGCGGTATCTTGGCCATCAGGAGAGTCCATCCATACTCTAGTGTCATTTTCTGCTCTGACTCTAAAGTAGTAGTTTTCACCATCTTGTAACCCAGTTAAAATGAAACTATTTGAAGCATCTCCAAGCTCGTCATTCCAAGAGTTTGCGCCTAATTTTTGCCATTGTACTCGGTAATAAAAACCATTAGGGTCTCCACCGTCGTTAGAAGCAGGCCATGTAATTCCTATTTGCCTAACTTTAGGCACAGAGGTATTTTCAACAGGTTTTCCAGGAGTTGTGGGAATTAAAATGTAGTATATTCTTCCAATTAGACTTTTACCTGCAGCAGTTGCATTTGCAGTAAAGTCTCCTGTAGTAGTCATTGATGTATCTTGGTCTACGTTATAACTAGTATTTGCTTGAAGCTGGTAACTAACATCATATCCGGCAGTTGAATACACGCCAAATCTAAAAGAAGTAGTTCCCCCAATATAAGACCCGGTCTCTAAAACAGGAGGTAAAGAACTGTCTGTATTACCAAGAGCATCATTGCTTTCACCACTTGTTATATCTAAACTAAATCTAGGAAGATTTACTAGTGTGCCAGTATTATTAGGTGTTCTCAGTCGACCACTAGTATAAAGATTAGTACCCGAATTATCCCAAATTCTAAATCTAAAATCACCTGCAGTTGAAGCGCCTGTAGTATTATACCCACCTACATCTAACCCCATTGCAACTATCACCATTCTTGGAGCACCAACATTACCGTAATGTTCTCCAGGAATATTTAGTACAGGGTAAAGTTGCCCTACAGCTTTAGTGGGGTTAGTAGCAGAGTATATATGGTCTAAAAAATTAGTAGAGCCTGTGCCGCTACTTATAGCAAATGATTTAGTCCAACGAGAAAGGTCAATAGCCATTAGAAGCTAATCCAAACATCCCCTGCAGCTGGACTAGTTGGGCCAGTGCTTCCAGCCTTAACAGTAATCTTAGTGTAACCAGAACCGTAAATAGCGCCTTTAACTTCAATTGCTGAAGAGCCATCAAAGTTTGTACCATTAATAGCAACAGGACTGGTTAACTTACCTGCAGTTTCAGCAGTAACTGCTGTACTGGCAGCTCCTGATGGAGCGTAAGGAAGTGAGCCCCACAATGTTGTTCCATCACCAATTTTAAAATTACCTGCCCCTGTACCAGAGGTTATATAGCCAATTTCACCAGCAGAAAGTACCGGGGTAGTACCGGCAGCAGTCTGTGCGTTAGCCCAGTTTGTAGCAGTATCTCTACGTAATTGAATTTTTGTTTCTTTGAGCATCCTCAATATCTCCTAAAGTCTTCTCTTTTATTGTAAGGCTAAATGGTTATAAATTAAGCCCAAGTACCAGAGACAATGCCAGGGGCACCTGTGCCTATCTTTTGGATTTGTAATAGTGACCCTGTAGTAGCGGTGGCAGAAGAACCTCCACCAGAAGAGATTTGGTATTTGAATTCAACAGTTCCACCAGTAGTGGCGTTTGATTGTAAGAATCCTTCAATAAGTATTGTTGAACCAGTTGTAGTAGCAGACAAAGTAGGGCTAACGCTTACAGCCGATGTTGAGGTAGTCCTAAATGACTGAACACCACCAGAAGTACCTGAAATAAAAGACGCACTGTAGTTTATTGCTACAGGTACTTGGCTAAATGTAGGTACTAACTGAATTGCTGCTGGCACAGCAGAATAAGTAAAGTTTACACCTAAGTTCAAACGGAAATAGTAAGTACTTCCAGCATCTAGGCTAAAAGACCTAGCACCTGCTTGAAAAATAGACTGCGAAGTATTTGTAGTTGCTGAAGTAGCGTTAGCATTAGAGAATACCCAAGCAGGTGCTTGAACCAAGTTTCCAGCATAAGAGAACTTGGTACCGTCGTATCCAAGAGAGTTAGTGTCTCCACCAAAACGAATATATCCAGAGGTAGCAGATTGCACACCTTTTACAGACATTGTATTGGCAACGTTGATGTCACCAATCCAAACGTCATCTCCAACTTGAAAGTTTTGACCGTTGCCATTATTGCTTGCAGCAATCTTGTCTCCAGTAATTGTGCCTTCAGAAGTTACAGCAGTCTTGAATAATCTAGCCATAAATCAATCCTAGCCAATAATTACGTACTGGAAACCTGTCAAAGTCTGAGAAGAAGCAAAAGTAAAGATTGTTGTACCGTTGCTTGTCGCAGTGTTCTGAACATCAACTTCGACCAAGTTTCCGCTTGAATCAAACAACTGTGCGTGAACCCATTGACCGTATCCGTGGTTTACAGAGATGCTAGTTCCAGTTCCAGTTCCAGCACCTGTAGTCTTACGGGCGATACCAGTTGTAGTTACACCAGTTAGTGAAGAAGTAGGTAGGTCGCTGAAAAGAATTGCACCTCTACTCAGCAATCCAGTAGTTGCAGCAATTTTTACAAAACCATCAGAAGCAGTTGCAACACCAGGAAGCCTAAGACTGTTACCAGACGCACCAATAGTAATTGCCTGTGTATTTGATGTACCAATGTACACAACACCTTGACCACCAACAGAGGCTGCTACTTCACCAGCACCACCATTGATAGTGACACTACCACCAGTACCCTGGGTAGTATTAGCCGCACCACCAGTAATTGTTACGTCTCCACCAACGTTTGTGCTTGTTCCTGATGTGGCAGCACCACCAACAATAGATACAGAACCACCAATACCTAATGTAGTGCTAGAAGAAGCCCCACCTCTCAGGATAACTCCAGTAGCAGTACCTGTAGTTGAAGGCAATGCTATGGTGAGTGTTGTTCCAGTAGTACCAGTTATTGTTCCTACGCTAGACAAGTTACCCGTGATGTCTGCTGAACCGTTGAATGACTGACCCCAAAGGCTACGAGAAGTAGTCAAAGTAGCAGCAGAACCAGTAGTGCTCTGGTTTAGAGTAGGGATGTCAGCCGCTACGATAGCACGGAATGATGGAGCAGCAGCAGAGCCGTTAGGTGATGCTAAGAAAGTATTTGCAGTCTTTGAGCCATACGGGTTCTGAGTATCTCCGTAGGCTGTACTCAAAGATACAGTGTTTGAAAGCAAACTTAGAGGGCTTGAGAAAGTGTATGTTCCAGGACCAGAGAACTGTGACCAAGTAATAGAAGATGAACCTACGGTAGTTACTACTGCAGTCTGAACGTAGGAGTTAGCAGCGTTAGCAGAACCAGCAATCACATAAGTCAAATCACCTTGACCAAGTTCTGGTACAGAGTCGTTGTCAGTAGCACGAGTAAAGATAAACGAGGTGCTGTTACCTGTGGTTCCAACTTGAGTTACTGTATAAATACCGTTTTCAAGAGCCTGACTTCTAGGAGAATCTCCTTGGTTCTTGATAAGAACACGGTCACCAACAGTTAGGGACTGACCGTCAATTGTAATAACAGTCCAGTTTGTTGTTGAAGCGACAGTAATAGTTGCTCCTACACCAGTGGTGTTGTTGTTATAGGTAACTGTAATAGTTCCACCAGAGGTGATGTTTCCAGCAGTACCTAAGTTTGCGGTAGTTGCGTACTTCACAGCGTCGTGAGCGTTTACACCAGAAGCCAAAGTAGAAACAGCAGTATCTACATAAGCAGTTGTAGCCACCTTAGTGCTGTTATCTGATGATGTCTGGGTAGTTGCGGTAATACCGTTTGGAAGAGCAGTTGCGGCAGTAAGAGTACCGTCAGAACCAGTAGTAATAATGTTGCTACCAGTTGAGCCGATTTTACCTGCGTTAGTAATGCTTCCAAGGCTAGGGATGTCTGAAGAAGAAAGTGTGGTTCCAGAAGTAATCTGACCATAAGCGTTAGTGGTTACCTTGGTGTACGTACCAGCAGTACCAGTGGTAGCAAGACCAATAGTGATACCAGTAGTTCCACCATCCCAAGTAGTTCCAGAAGAAAAGGCTAGACCAGAGTTAGTCTGGGCAGTCAAACCAAGAGTATAAGTAGTGCTTGCTTTTACCGTACTGTTTGAGGCACCAGTAAACCCAACACCATTGATGTTGGCTCCAGGAGTAAGAGCAGAAGCGGTTGATGCGTTACCAGTAAGAGCACCAACAAAAGTAGTAGAGGTAACCGAAGAAAGACCAGTAAATGTGGTTACAGCTGAACCATTGACGTTTACAGAAGTTGAACCAATAGTTACTGAGCCACCACCAACAGCAGTCCAGGCAGTTCCGTTAAAGATGTAAAGAGCGCCATTATAGGATGAAATTTGTCCAGCAACAGCAGTACCAGAACCCGAAGGATTAGTAGTACCAGTAGGAGCAGAGCCCCATGCTTGAATCTTTGCATTAAGAAGGACGTTGTTATTAAGATTCAGGTCCGTCAAAAATGATTTTGCCATAGTTTATCCTTAAGATAGGTGAGCGGTAGCATAAACCGCAGCGGTAAAAGTAATAGTTAGGCTATTACTATTAGTGTAAACTACTGTACCAAAATATTCATTGCCAACTGAATCAATTACCATTACGTTTGGTTGGTACCCCAAATTGTGTGTAATGGTCCAAATATTCCTTGCATCAGACGGGGTATAGTTAAAAAATCCTCCAGATACCCCATTTTGACCATTTGCTCCAGCAGGTCCAGCAGGTCCAGCAGGACCAGTAGGACCACGTTGCCCAGGAACTCCAGGCAAAAGAGTAATATCAATTACTTGGTTAGCTTCCTCATTAGGATTACCAAAATCTAAATCTGTATAACCTGGAGGTGGAAGTACTACTTCTTCAGTCGTACTTTGAAGAAAAACAATATCTTTTTCAGGTAGTGGCCTAGCCATTAAATAATCACCGTACTAGCTCTAGCTGTAAAGAAGTTCCCTCCACCAATTTCAATAACTTCTTGGGTAGTATTATTTATTTTTACTAATGACCAGTATGTACGCTCCGCTAATCTACGGGTTTGGTCAGCAGTCAAAGAGGCTGTAATAGTAGTCACATTGTTTGTAGGCCCAGTTATTTCTAGGTTAAAGTTTTGGACAACTAAAACGCTACCTCTTTGGTTTAGCAAACGACACGCAAAGGTGTACCCAGTAAAGTTACCAGTTTCTGTGAAAGTAGCAGAAAATGGAGTACCTTGATAAGCAGTTAGCTCGCCAGCTTCAGTAACCCAAGGAACAGGCTTATCGCCGTAAGTAGGAGCAGGCATATCTACACGCTGTGGGTATGAGCGGTCATCGACTTCTTGAGGCTTATAAATAGGTACATAACGTCCAGTTGCCTTAGAAATTCTACGAAGGCTAAATACATCAATAGAGTACATACCAACACCAAGATGAACACAGAGTTCACGGTATTGCTGTTGTCTAGTTTGAACCATTTCCATAAGCTGACGGAATCGCTCTGCACGAGGAATAGTTACGCCATCTGGAGCTTGAATATCAATATCAAACGATGCATCGGTAGCTAGGGTGTATAGAGCAATAGTTGTAGCGTAAATAGCTACAGGATACTCTTCAACAAAAGGCAAAGTAGAGATGTCCATTTTACGGCCCAATGAGTCTACGTGCTTAGCTGAATGCTGAGCAATGGCATCATTAATAATTGTAGTTAGTTCTGCCCCAGTAAAATAACGGTAGTAATTTCCGCTAACAGTTACTTCAGTCATATCTTCAAGAACATCTTCGGTAACTAAAATACCGGTAGATTCTTCAATATAACTGCTATTAGTAATGTCGACATCACCAGCATATACAACTACAGTCTCAGCATCAAGGGGAGCGTAGTGTAATTTAAAACGGTTGGTTGTACCATCCGCAACAAATTTAGTTACGAAGGATTTTCCTACGTCGCCTAATTCTAGGCGAACTCTGTCAATAAGGCTAGAAGTGGTAGCCATCAATCCTCCGAAGTCTCATACTATTATGTTCTCTTAAAAATCAATAAAATTCAGTATAAAAAGTCCGTCCTGCTGGTGAGGAGGGCGGGACCAACAGGACGGACAAAGTTTGGAGCTGTTACTGTCTCCAGATATAACCGAGACGCTCTAGGTGAGCTGCGATTTCTACTGGTACTGAGTATTTAACTCCAGCCTTAAAGGTGTAATTCTGTGGGGCTCCATTGATTACACCAAAAGTCATGTCTTCAATATCTGAAATGGTCCTGATAACAACCTTGCTGTTGTTTACAGTTACGCCCACCTCTTCAATCTCATCAATCAGAATTGGCCGGTCTGGGTTCTTTGGGTCAAAAACGTCATTCTCAAGACTGATAGCTTCTGCCTGACGGGATAATGCAATTTCATCTTGTCTTGCAGCTAGTTCAGCTGCGTTACGCTTTGCAGCTTCTTCAACTGCGCGACCTGTAGTGTCCTGTGGACTAGTTGGTTTATTTGCCACGATATTTTTCTCCTTGTTGGGTTATTTGTTTGTGTTGGGGAGCGGTCCTAAGACCGCCCCCCTCGACGAAGGTTTGGCTATTAGTTGGTGTAAACCTTGTTGATAGCCTGGTCGGTAATGATACCGAGACCCCAGATGGCGTACCATGCTAGTGCGTGCTCACGACCGAAGTCTAGAACACCACCGTCACGTAGCTCAACTGGAAGGGCGATTGCGTGACCAAATGCGTTGTCACCAATCATGATTGACTCGTATACGTCAGCAGCGTTGCCAGTAGCACCGGTTAGGTAACCAGCTTCAGCGGTGAAGTCAGCTGATGCTGGGTTTCCACCTGAACCTGGGTTAGAGTTAACCTTAGGCTTGTTAGCACCAGTGTACGAGGTCTGGTCAGCAAGGTTGCCAGCCAGAGTCGAGGTGGTGTATCCAGCCTGTGATGCAGCCAACTTCTTGACCTGAGTGGTCTCGATGAATACGACGTCGTATAGACGACCGATTTCACCTAGCATGAAGTTACCTGGAGCAGCGTACTTGGTTACTTCGATGAACTCTGGGTTCGAGCGAAGGTCACGAGACTGCTTAGGGTGAATGAACTGAACGTATGTCTCACCAATGCGAGGAATGTTCTTGCCAGCAAGAACAAGTGCTGAGTCCTTGATTGCACCAGTGGTTAGCTTGAAGCCACCATCTAGGTCAGCAATCGAAGTAGCAACCTGGCCTTCGTTGTAGTTAGCAAATACGTTTGAAGTATCTGCAACCCAAGCGGAACCATCCCACTTCTTTGTACGGTCGTAACCAAAGGTTGCTGAAGTAGCAGCCGATAGGGTGTCACGAGCCTGTACGTCGAGGTATTGTGCCATGTGGCGACCAAGTAGACGTGAAGCAGAAGCCATGATGTCGTCGAACGAAGCGTTCAGTAGCAGTTCTGAAACTGCAACTGCATAGCCGTGCTCAGCAACGGTGATAGCAATCTGCTCTGCGGTCAGAGCGTTGGTTGTCATACGGACACCTTCAGTTAGTGGAGTTGGGTCCACGCTGAAGTTCTTGTAACGAAGGAAGTTAACACGCAGACCAGGTGATACACCTAGTTCTGTCTTCTTAACTGCAAACTGCTCAAAGCGAAGAATTGGCATCGCCTGGAACAGAATTTCCTTCGACCAGATGGTCTGAATAGCCTGAGAAAGCTGACTATTCGAACCTGAATATGCGGTAGGTGCACCAGCTAGGGCACCAGTACCTGTAACAGCAGAACCTGCCATTTTTTGCTCCTTTCAGAAGCGGTCGTTAGATTAGGTTGTTATTACCCGAACAATCCCTGTCCACGGTTATTGCTATTTCCAAGAAGCTTGGAACGATTCTTCGCATAGTCTGCTAAAGACATGTTTTGAATGTCATTAGGGGAGTACGTACGTGAGTCCGAGTCGTTGTCGAGGGGTCCAGAGGCCGGGCTCGTAATACGAGTTCCAGCCATTTCCTTACGAGATTGCTGTGCAACTTGCGCAACATTCTCGAAGATTTTCGCAGAACGTTCTTTAAGACCTGCGATGCTCTGCTCTATCTCATCGCGGGAATTTCCAGAAATCAGGTCAATAAGTTCTGGAATGATATTGTCGCGTTCTGATTCAAGACGCTGTTGGCGGTATGCCGATAGCTCCTGAAACTCACGCTCACGCTCTAGAAGGGCAAATGCCTTCTCGCGTTCTAGGCGCTCAGCTTCTAGCTTAGAGGCCCATTCTTGCTCTTTTTTAGCAAGTAGGTCACGAACTTCAAGTTCTGATTCTTCTTGCTTCTTACGTTCAGCCATACGCTCAGACTCACGAGCCTGACGCTTTGCTGTACGCTCAGCCTCTAGTGCTGCACGTTCCTCACGCTCCTTTTTAAGGACCGAGAGTTCTTCCTGCAACTTTTCTACCTGTGGGTATAGCTTTGCCTTCTCCTGTGCACGTGCCTTCGCAATATCGTCAGCTGTGAACTGGTTCTGCAATGCTACCTCCTCAGCAAAAGCTGCATTAGTGTTTACTTCAGTAGTTTCTACTACCTCTAGGTTTTCATCCATTATTAATCTCTTTTCATTCTCTTGGTCGTTTTCCGTATTAGTGCCACTTGACCTTGTCAGTTATTACTATTAAGTAACATAATTATTATATTTTGTTACTTAATTAAATAATGCCTTAAAATAAGACATTAATCTTTGTCAACTTGTCTACGAGATGGAAGTTGTGTTCCATACGCTTCAGTTACCAAAGAATTCCTTATATCATTTTCAGCCTGGAACTGCATCTGAGCTACACCCTGGTCAGCTTCAGCGTTCATTCCAGAGCCCTGCGGACCAAGTTGTCCATCACCCATGACGTCTCCATCACCCATCATCATTGGGTCCATAGGAGTGGCAGTACCATCAGGTCCTACCATCATGCCAGTCAAGTCCATAAGTTGCTTAGTAATCTGTGCCTTAACAAGGTTAAGAGCACCTTCAGACTTAGCATCTTCCATAAGCTCTGTACGAATTTCTTGAAGCTTCTCTTCAGGGAACTCTTCGCCAAGGGCACGCAAAGCGCCTTCCTTAGACTCAAGTCCCATAGACATCTTCTGTTGAAGTTCATTAAGAAGAACAATCTTGTCTAGAGGTAGAGGTGGTTCAAACTGTACATAATTACTATACGTGATTGGGTCGTTTGGGTCAAGTTGAGGAAGCTGACCTGGTTTAATAGGCCCATCTTCGTCAGGATTATAAACCATTGTTTCTGGTTCTTTAATCGCTAAGTTAAGAATAACTAGCTCATTAATCTTTTCAAGACCCTTGCCGTACTGGGTTGATTTCTGTGACCAACGGTTCATTAGAGGCTGGAACTGAATAGAAAGAGCAACACCAGAAGTATTAGAAATAGGCTGAGCCTGTCCCAAAGCACTTTCTGGAATGTTCATAAGTTCGTGCATAGAACGCTTTAGAGTCTCTAGATAAGTTAGAGCTCCTTGGATACCAGCACCGCCACCTTCAAGGTTGAATACCTGAGCATCCTTAGGAAGACCACCCCAAACCTTCTTAGCACCCTTCTCAAGGTTAGAAGCTT